CTTATATGTTTCTTCCATAAGTTCTTTATGCAGTGCTTCCAAATTTACTGCAAGATTTGTCTCAAACGCTAAAACAGATCTTTTTTTTCTCTTCCCTTTTCTTGCTATCAAAAACGCCTCATGGAGATTTTTTATTGAAAAAGCTTTTTCGTATAAATATGATATTCTTTTTTGTGTTGTTCGATTTTCAATATCTTTACTAAAAGCACAACACTTGTTAATTTCGCTTTTCGCAGGACAACACACCCCTGTATCTCCACTACCAGCTTTTGCTGTTTTTGGAATTGAGATAGAGTCACGACCACCCGTATTGTTGTTCGAGTTAGTACGGTTATTGTTGAGATTCATAGCCAAAACCCCAGCATTAGACCAGTTGTTCCAGTTACCACCACGGAGACAAGCCCCATCTTGCCATCTTTCATGTTACTGTGCTGCCCTTTGTTTTATATGCTTGATCCAAGCACCTATTATTTTTCCTATTTCATCTACAAGCTTTGATATTGCTGCAAACTTGTCATAGGCATTGCGTTTTTCGTCTTTTTTACCATTTTTAAATGCAAAATATCCCAACTCATTAGCAAGATATATTTGCATCCGTAACTTTTCATGTGTAATATCAAGCTCAGTTAGTGTCGTTTTTTTATAGTATCTTTTTTGACACTCTGTAATAAGATCATAGATCTTATATGCAGTGTTTCTTATGTTGTTTGAAAGTGCATATTTTTCATATTTAGGAAAATGATTTAGATATATATTTAATAGCTTCATCATTTCCAAAAATCTATGATTTAATACAGCTTGAGAATTTACACCCATCGTTCACTACCGTTCACTACACAAGGTAACAGGCACGACCACCCGTAGTGTAGCTCGAGTGAGTACGGTAACCGCTGAGATCCATAGCCAAAACCCCAGCATCAGACCAGTAGCCCCAGCTACCACCACGGCGACAAGCCATTTCATTTCTTAAATATCTGTATAATCCATCATTTCCGAACTCTGTTGTGCCATTGCTGCTTACTCCATTTGCGTTAGGAACACCTATGCTCATTCTTTTGTAGTCATCAGATGTTCTATCTGTGTTCATGTTAAACACAATTTCGTCATCATTTCCAAAATATATCCATCCGTCATTTCCATCAACGACATCACTAATATCTATCTGATCATACAGGCTTGCATCGTAAGCACCACCATCGGTACTGTCATCAACGATTGTTCTTATATCTACTGACTCTTTTAGAACTAAAAAACCGTCATCGTCTGTTCGAATGAAACCACTTGCACATTCCCACATAAGACCGTTTAGATCTGCTATACCACACTCTTGACCGTTGTGCGTTGTTTTTGCGAAAGGAACACCAGATCCTGTTAATCCGCAATCGCTATACCCACTTGGACTATATGTAACAGATGAGTCGTTCGCATCACGCAAAATAGAAGCGTGACAACCTTTTGGATACTTAGGATTTACGCCTACATACGCACATGCTACTTCTGAAGTTGCTTCTTGTGCATGTGCTTTTGATAGGAAAAATAACATTTGCCATTCAAAAACACTCATTAGGTGATACCCTACACCTGCACTTTGCACTGCTTTATATAGACCACCCATGTTGTTTGCTGGTGCGTTATTAAGAGCAGATATTGGGTTATTTCCTGAATATGTGCTAAGTGGAACGGCATTTTTAACACTTGCAAATACTCCATTTTTATTTGATGCCAAGTATTTATATATAAATATGCCTCTGATTTCTTTGCCACCATTTATAAAACATCGTTGGATAATATAATCACTTCTTGGATTGTCTGAGATATAAACATTATTCCCACTCAATTTTACATAGTGTTTTGGAACGAAACATAGTTCACTACCGTTTTGATCTATATATGATCCATAATTTTTAGATCCTATTCGGTCATGTCCGTCCATTGGTGTCCAACCTTCTGGCAACAAATCTGGTGGACACGTTGCGACTCCGAATCCTATAGTTCCAGGTATTCCAATGCTATATATCTTGCTATCTGTTTCTTGTAAATATGTTTCAAAAGATTTAGTAAAGTGTGCTACATCTTTTGCACTTGCATTTGCTGATAGTTCATTAAACTTTTCATTTACTGCTCCCAAAATAGTAGAGTTTAACTGCTTCGTATCGCTCAAGCTTTTGACAATATAACTTACTTCATCTAGCGATGTTGCGTTTTTAACAAGATCGTATGATCTCTCTAGTAATGTTTGTGTAATATCCATAAATTTTCTCCTTAAAAATTAAATCCGAAAAAAAGATCTGTTTTGATATCTTGCACAAGTGCGTATATTGCATCTTCAGAGAGTGTTGCTTCTTCTGGGATTACATAACTTTCTATAGTTTCTTTTGCTTCAACTGCATCATTTCGTGCAGTTTGTGCAGATTTGCTATACTCTTGTGCATCATCTCTGTATCTTTTTGAGTCATCCATGTAGTCTTTTGTTATTCGCGTACTCTCTTCTATCTCTCTTGCTAAAACATTTGTTTGATCAGTTGCAGCATTAAAAGAGATTAACACAGGATTCATCCTTGACCATGTTATCTCTGCATTCTTACTAAATGTTTTATGATCCTGACCAATCTGAGGAATGGTAGTTTCATCAAACAGTAAAACTTCATCTATATTCTGCATTATATATATCCTTCCACTTCGAGTTGATATTTTGTTGTAGTAGTGCCTATAGGCATGTCGTGATCTTTTATCTCTCCAAAAATTGCTAGAGATTTAAAACCATCTTGTCTTTCATCACCAACTATTATAAGAGGAATATCAACAAACTTTTCCAGCCTATTTTGTATCTGATCTATAGATACTGCATTAATTAGGCATGTAATGCTCATTCTCTTGTAACGAGCTTTTTTTCTTGTTACGATGTTTCCCCACTCGTCGCGTGTTTTAGATGTAACACCTCGTGTAGATACTGTAGGGGCTGGATCTGCTAAAGACAATCCAACATCCCTACTTCTTCCGTACACAATATGTGCAACACTTACAACACCTGTATTTCTGATCCAAATTTCAAGTGTTGCATCAAACACCATGTTTAAGATAGCTCCAGTTGTTCTTACATACTCATCTTCTGCATACGTCCACTCCCACCAGTCGCTAACATCCCTGAATGTTGTCTCAAGTGTTAAGTCTTGTATGATTTCATTGTTTTCATTGTTTGTTATGCGAATCTGTACTTCGCTTGCTTCAATGTTTTCTAACATTAAAGTATCTACAAGGCTAATTTGAAATTTATAATATATCTCATTTTCATTTGTTGTTTTGCTAGAGCCTTTTTCATCAAAGGCTCTGTAATAGTTAGTAGCTCCAATGTCGTACCAAAACTCTCCATACCCAGTGAATTCATTTACATCATCAATAGGATTAACACCTTGTTCAACATCTTTTATTGCTTTGTACAATCTTGTTGAATCTTCAACTTGCACTATTGCATTTGTTGCAAATGTATCGTCACTGTTCCATACTTCTATGCCATCTTCTATCTTATTTATATTACTATCTAAAATATTTGGTGTAATCTTTGGTGCTATTATCATGATGCCATCTCATCTCTGATATCTTGGAGTTCTTTGCGTAGCTTTCTGATCTCTTCTGCTTGTTGAAGCTGTATTGTAAGTGTGTCTTGTTGCACTTTGTATGATTCACTTGTGTCTTGTGCTATTTGCTTTAAAACATCAAGCTCTTCGTTAACATTAACTCCAAGTTGATCAAACTGGGAAGCAGCTACAAGCTGATTAAATTCCATCTCTTCTTTAGAATTGAAATTAGAGCTATCTTTTAGCGCTGATGTTAACGAAATTGTTTTTTGAAGTTCGTCGTTAAATTCATCATACATGCCACTTTGTAATAGTTCTTGCGTCTTTGACATAGAGTTGTAATAGTCTTGCAATGTAGTAGTGTTGTCAAGCATCCTTAAAGAATCTGCTGTGTTCTGTATTGTATCAAGTGAACCTCCTAAACTATCTATCCATCCACCAAGAACATCTTCATAAATATCTTGCGTTTTTTGAATGAGCTTTTCATTCGCTTCTAAAAACTCAAGCTCTGCGTCTGTTAGCCCACCTACACCATCTTTTAGCGTCTCAAACATATTTTGCAACTCATCATTTGTTGTTGCGATGTTTCCTTGGTAGTCAATATTGTTTGCCATATCTTCAAGTAGTTGAGTTTCTGTTTTAAAGCTGTCTTCCCATGTTTTTATGTTGTTTGCTGATGAAGCAATTGCATCAGATACTAAAGCTATTGAATCTTTATAATTTAATGCTTCTAGTGCTCCGTTTTCAAGCGCTTTTTTTGTTTCTTCAGAAAGCGTTTTAGTAAGTTCAATCTGTGCGATAATGTCACTGCTATCTTGACTTTGTAATAGTTCAATATTTTCTTTCGTTAATTCGCTCTCAAGAAGAGAAATAGAAGATATTTGATCTTTTAAATATTCAGATATATCAGTATTGTTTGTAAGTTTATATACATCATCATATGCTTTAGAAAGAGAATCATTTTTGTAAAAATTTGTGTTTGTAATATTGTCATAGTACCCTTTAAAACTACTTGACATATCAACAAGCTGGTTCATTCCATCAAGAGTTTGTGTTACGAACTCTTTTGATGCATCTTTTGCATCTTCTATTATTTTAGTATATTCGCTATTATCTAGTCCAAACAATGTTAATAGATCAGAATCGCTAATGTTATCACTCATAAAATAATTAGGATATGCACTATTATAAACACTTACTATTTCAGATTTGTTTTTTAATAACCCATCAATTAATTTTATTACACCGTAATTATCTTCTTCTAATTTACTATAATCAAAATGAGAAACACCCCAGTTACTAAAAGCAATTCCATTTACATATTTCTGTGTAACAGATGCAATATCTTCACCATATGAGCTATTTATAATATCAGCAATTTCCTGCATTTTATCTGCATTAGTAAAATTTATATTAGCAAGTCCGTTTCCATTATCATCAACATCAAGCATCCCTATAGCTTCAATGTTGTTTTTTGATAAAGTATTTTCAAGCTCTGCTATGTTTTTATCTAATGTTAAAGACAAACTGTTCCCATCATACCCAGCAATGTTATCTAGTATCTCTATTTGTCTATCTAGCCTATCTGTTATCGGCTTAACGCTCTCTTCGTAGTCATCTGCTCTTTGTTTATAATCATCCTCTCTTTGCTGTGCATAGCTGATCGATTGTGAAGAAGAACCACCACCAGATCCACCAAGCGATGAAAGCTGAGAAATAAGAGGCAAAACAGCTGTTGTTGTTGCAGCAACTGCTGGAAGATTTGCAGGGAATGGAGCTGATGCCCACGCCTTAGTTATCGCACCGTATCCACTTACGATACCTAACGTTGCCTGTACTGCCTGAGATGCCTTTGCAGCTGAACTACCCTCTTCATAAAAGTTTCCTATCGCTCCTGCTAAGTTAGAGTATGCTCTTAATTCTGCATTGTTTTTCTCTTCAGTGATCTTAGCACGATCACTTTCCCACATTGCAAGAAGTTGTTTTGTTTTAAGTTCATCTCCTGCAAACTTAGTGAACTGTTTTTCATACTTTTTATCAAGATCAATTTTAGATTTTTTTGCTTTGAGTTCTGCAACATAGTACGCATTTGTAGCTTTTGAAATCGACTCAAATTTACCAGCCACTCCATCGAGATTGTTTCCCCAATCAAGGGCACTTTGTGCAAGATCAATCTGCGCATCTAAGATATCTGTTTTGTTTACATCAAGCACATCTTGCCACTCTTTTTCAAGATCAATTTGCCGTTTTTTCTCTTCATTTGCTTGTATAACAAGAGGATTTTGCTTGTTTAATGCTTCATAAACTTTTTCAAAATCTTCAGCAGATAGTTGCGTGTTATGCGACAATCTCTCAATAGTGTCGCTTAGATTCAGCACCCATTTGTCATAGTCTGTTCCAACTATATTTATATACTCTCTGTAAAGCTTTTCATTTTCATCTTGCGTGTTTGTTTGTTGTTTTTGTTGTTTTTGTTTTTGTTGTTTCTTGCTTTTATTGTTTGCAAATTCATAATTCAACTTTCGCTGTGACTCAATTGCACTTTTATTTGAAGAAATTGTTGTTTCAATCGCTTCTTTTGAAAGTCTTAACTTTTCAATAAAATCTTCACGCACTTTCATATTTTTGTGCGTTTGTGCATACATTCTTTCAAGAGCCTTTGACTCTTCATCAGAAAGAAAGATTCCGTTTTCTACTCTAAACGCAATTCCTGCAATTCTAGCTCCAAGTGAGTCAAAAGCATTAATTAGTTCTACTACACCAACTGATATTCCATATACAGCATTTATTGCACCAATAGAGAAGCCATTAATCATCTCACGAGCGTGTGTTATGTCTTCATCAGACATTTTGTTAAGCAGGTCGCTAAGCGTGTTTAGTCCTACTTTTGCACCATAGAATGTATCTTCTGTCATTTTTCCTGTAAGAACATCCCAAGAGTTGCCAAGATTTGAAAGTGCTATTCCCATTGTGTCTGCAGCTTTAAAGTCTTTAAGCGTGTTGATTAACAGTTTAACAACATCGTCAGACTCTTTTAATTTCTCATTTGTAAGACCTAGTGAAGATAAGAAACGACCTAAATCTGAATTTGCAAGCACTGTTCCTGTTGCTAGTCCGTCAACTCCTGCAAGTAGTGAATTAAATTCAATCCCAGCTGCACCTGATGCAATAGAGATAGATCGTGTTAATTCAATCATATCAGAAGTTGAAGCACCAGCATTTTTCATACTGACATACATTGCATTGTATATTTTGTTTGTTTCGTTTAGAGAGTGTGGAGTTTGTGCGTTTATTCGCTGTAGTTCCTTGAGTGTGCTTGTAGCTTCTATGTTTGCAGCATTGTATCTTTCTAAAACTGGAATAGACTTGTCTTGAACAGCAACAGAAAGTGATATAAGTCCTGCTTTTGCCTCTTCTAGTTCTATGTTGAAAGAGAAGCCTGATTTCATCACAGACTCTAGTGCTTTTTCTACTGCATAGATTCCTACTGCAGCAGTTGCAAGACCTGCTATTGAACCTTTTAGTGTTCCAAAAGATTTTTCTGTTTTATTTACTTTGAAATCAAGATCATCAAATTCACTGTTAATAACTTTTAAAGATCCAGTGTTTTTATCAACAGTAATTTTAATTCTTAAATCTTTTTCCAAAGTAAATCCCTATTTTTTTCTCTTTGAAAGCTCACTTGCCCATATTCTACCCATATACAGCACTATAGGTGTAAATTCACTCTCTTCAAAGTTATTCCACAACAAAAAGTCTTTTGTTGCCTCGTAATGTTTTCCAACGATTCCACCCATTCCACCATATTCGAAAGGAATTTGCAAAAAAACCCTTGTCAATTTGTAAAGCTCAACGTCGTCATCAAAAAAGACAACATTTGAGTCTTCATTTTCTTTTACAGCTTCTATATCTTCATCGTCAAGGCAAAGCTCTCCACTATCGTTTGCGTTTTGCTTAGCCCACTCGTAAAGTCTGCTTATGCTTTTTTGTGTAGCTTTCCCAGCTCTTCGTCAAGTTCGTTTTTAAACTCATAGATGTTGCCACTTTCGATTAAATATTCAATAAGTTTATCAACTGCACCATCTGTCTTTGATGTAAGACTCTCACTTAATGTTTCTTTTGCATGATCGAGTCTGCCTTTTGCGTCTTCAATACTAAGACTCTTGTCTATTTGTTTTGTTGTTGGCTCGAAATACTCATACTCATACTTTGCACCATCTGGAAACTCTATCTCAAATTTTGCGCTTTTTCTTCGTAATTTAATTTTTTTCATAGTAGTTATTCCTTGTAATTTTTTAGCAGTTTTTTAGTTATGGGAAACTACAAAAAAACCCTCTTTTTATGCGTAAACAATTGTGAAGTTAGGAGTTGATCCATTTTTTTCTAATGAAAATTTACGGCTTATCACTACTTTTCCACTATCGTCACTTTCACTTACTTCTGTGTATCTACAATTTTCTGCAGTAAAAGTAAAAGTATTTCCACTTTTAGATGTAAGCAAAATAGAAATTGACTTCAAGTTTCCATTTAAAAAGTCATCCCAGTGTGATGTATCTCCTTTAATTGCATTATCTTCAAGTGTAATAGTTGGCTTGTAGTCACTTCTGTAAAACTCTTTTTGGCTAATTGCATAAATCTCTTGCATCTGGTTTCCCATATCAAAAGACGCTTTTTTAAGATTTAGAGTTCCACCAGATAGTGTTACTGCACTGATAGATTTAACGATAAATACATCATTGCTGTCAAGCGTTACAGATGGATTGTCTTCTGCTGATGATAAAGAACTGAACCCTGAGATATCAAAAGAAGTCTTTGCAATAGTTCCTACTTCAAAATCAAGCTTTAGATTGGCACTAACACCGCTAAACTCTCTTTTCTCACCATCGAGATAAAATAGAACACTTCCATTTGCGATCTCAGTGTCATTTGGTGTATATGTTACTTTGTGGTTATCACTATCAACAACTTCATTAAGACCACACATTTTAAGCATCTCTGAAAGTTTAGGAAGTGTTTCACCACCTCCATTACCTCTAAGATTACAACTAAGTGTTCCACTTACTGACAAATAGTCATCAACCACATAACCTTTTGTTCCACCCATGCCACCATCAAGTTGTTTATACTCTCCAGTTTTTCCACTAAGTGATGGGATAAAAACACTATCTAAATCAACTACATCAGTGGTAGATGGAGTACCACCAACTTTTGCAAGAAATACTTGTTTTTCTGTTAATCTCTTAGCCATTTTCTACACCTTCTTTGGCTTGCTTGGTGCAGCTTTAATAAATTTTACTTTTTTTATATCTGCATACCCATCAAAGAGATGTTTGTGACCATTAAATACGACCACTTCATCATATTCTTTTAGCTCATCTAGTTTTAAAAAACCGATGTTGCCATAGACAACACCTTTTCCCTCTTTTGTTTTTGTAAAATCTAAAATCTTAGCCATTTCAAGTCCTTATTTTGTTTTAGCTAGTACGCCAGCTGATTGTTTAATTTGTGAGATTAGGTCCCAACTAGCAGTATCTGCAAGGATTGCATCAGTAGGGTTTGCACCTTGTGCTTTATCATAAGAGAAACCTTTTACTTTTACACTGTAACCTCCTTCAGAGTGGAAGTTGTAACCAGCATTTGAGTTGAGCGTATCAAGCTGAGACAATATCTCTACAATCTCACTCTCATCAACACTTAAAGCACCTTCTGTAAGACCTAGTATATAATGACCTGAGTTATCACCATCAACCCAGTTAAGAGCTGCATTATCAACGGTCCATAACTTTCTTCCAAGTGTTCCTGCTGTACCATCATAAACAGCACCATAAGATATTTGGTCAGCTGTTGAGTTTATTGCATCACCAAGAAGCTTATAAGTTCCATAAGACGGTGCAACAAAAACTTTCACATCTTCATAAGCATCACCAAGCTTAAACATAGACTCGTTTAAAATTCCAACACTTGGATCTGCTGTTCCATCTCCTGCAACAAGTTCAGATTGACTCGTAATTGCACCTATACCAGCAATAAGTGCTTTTTGTATAGCCCATCTCGATATAGCACTACCAAGCTGTCTCCCAACCTCTGCATTAAAGCTCTCTAATGATGAACCATATCTTTTCATCTGAGTTTTAGTGATAAAAACATCATCTTTAAAATAAAGTTTTACGATAGTATCATCAAGTGTGCTTAATGTATTTGGAGTAACAGCCGTTTGTGTATTTGGATCTCTTCTTGTAGGATTACCAAAGTTTGCAAAGAAAGTCTTGTCGAAAAAGTCTCCCTTGTGAATACCTTTACCTACCGAAATAGCTCCACCTGTCGCATCCTGTGCTTTTAGTAAATTATCTTTGATTGTATCTACTGCTGTAGCCTGTACTACTTCATCAATTATCTTAAATGCCATTTTTTTATTCTCCTAAATTCATATAGGCTTCTACACCATTTTTAGAGATAAATGCTTCAATGTCGCTATCATTCATCTCGCTTTTTTTCTTCCAACCAAAAGAAGATTGGTTACCATTTGTACCACTACCTTGTCCACCTTGAGACTTTAATAGTTGTGGCTTTGACTCGAAATAGCTTTTTAAGCCGTCTTCGAGACTAAGTATGTTCTCGCCATCTTTGAACTTGATGCCGTCGTCTGTAATTTCAATGCTGTGTTTTAATGCAAGAGACACGACATTTTTGTCAATTACATCAAAACTACTCAAAGCATTCGATAAAGCATTGTCAATCTTAAGAACTCTGTTTTGATCCTCAATTTTTTTAATATTTTCAAGTAGATTTTCGTGTTCTTTTTTTTGCTTTTGTAGATCTGCCAAAACTTCACTTTTGCCGTCTTCTTTTGCTTTTTCAATCTGAGCATTCAAAGACTCGATCTGTTTTTCATAGCCGTCTTTTGCACCAATTGCATTTTCAAGCTGCTCTTTAGCAGTCTTTAACTCAACTCTATAGTTTGCTGCCTCATCACGAACCTTTTTAAGCTCTCCTGATAAGTCACTGTCTATCTGTGTTGCGACTTCTTTGTCAATTTTCCCTGCCTCTAGCAGTTGTTCTAAGATTTTTAACATCTATTCCTCCCGAATATTTACAAAATAGTAGGACTTAACTGTGTCATAAATGCAAAAAATGGCACAAAGCACAGTTAACCTTTTAAAAATGTAAGTACAAGGCAAAATATGGATTATCTAGAAAGATGGAAGTTTGCAAGAGAGGCGTTTGAGGGTTTCGATAG